AGATGATTCTGAATAAATTAAATAAATTAAAATGGCATGATCGATATTTAGATTTAGCTAAACAAGTAGCAACATGGTCAAAAGATCCGTCTTCTAAAATTGGAGCAATTGCTGTAGGATCCAAAGGGCAAGTTTTAGCTCAAGGTTATAATGGATTTCCAAGAGGAATAGAAGATTCTCAAGATAGATTTTTAGATAAAGAACTAAAATACAAGTATGTAGTTCACGCAGAAATGAATCTAATATATAATGCATCATATAATGGTGTATCTCTTGATGGATCCACGGTTTATGTTACTGGATTGCCTGTTTGTTCTGAATGCGCTAAGGGACTTATTCAAGTTGGTGTTGAACAAGTTATTATGCCAAAACAAACTGATACACCTGAAAAATGGAAAGATTCATTTGAATTTACTAAACAACTTTTTGAGGAGGCCGGAGTTCGCTGGCAATTTATATGATTGAGCATATTATTATTCCCACACTGGGTCGTATGGATAAACAAATCACATACAATAACTTACCTAAAAAATATCAAGATAAAGTAACCTTTGTAGTTCAAGCTCATGAGTTTGAAGAAATGAGAGCAAGATATGGTTCAGCTGTTGTTGGTCTTCCTGATAGTATCACTCGAATCGCACCTACGCGAGAATGGATTTTTAACACGTACCGAGAGTCTCGTCATATGGTTTTTGATGATGATCTCGATTTTGTTGTAAAAGAACCAAATCCTGGTGAAGGTACTAAATGGCTATCACGTCGTTTTACAGAACAAGATTTTGACGATGCGTTTGGTCTAATGAATCAATGGATGGATGAAGGTATTGTCTATGGTGGTTTACTTCCAGCATGGGTGATTCCAGATGTACGCCAATGGCCGGTTCGTGAATGTCAACGTATTATGACAAACGTATTTTATGATGGACCAAATGTACCAGATGGAATTGAATGGAATCGAGTAGCTGCAGCTGAAGACTTTGATGTAAATTTGCAATTGCTTACAAAAGGATTCAAAAATCGTATTAGTGCTAAATATATGGTAACATGTTCTGAAACAAATGCTGAAGGTGGTTGTTCTACATGGCGCACACTTGAAGTACATAATGAAGCACAACGTAAACTTGCAGAACTTTGGCCAGACTTCGTGAAAGTTAGAGAAAAAGAAGTACCTAATGGACCTTGGAAAGGTCAAATCAAATTAGCAACTACCATTCAACATAAGAAAGCTTATGAAAGTTCTCAGGTAAATAGTTTAGAGGACTTCTTTGGATGAAATACGCTAGTATAGTACCACTTATTGGTGGTGAAACAATTGCAATGGAAAACGCTTTTGGAAAAAAACCTGAGTATATTTTAAGCTATGAAGCGTTTGGAAATAACGATCAACACATTGTGGAGCATTATAAAAATGAAATTCCTTATCATATCTTATCAGGTAACAGTAATGACCCTGCTTATCCCTATGTTGATGTTGTTAATACCGTTTGCCCTTGTGCTGGGCTTAGCAGTTTATCTCCTTCAGCTGCTAGCGATAATTCTGCAAATGATTGGATGTTTATTACTTCTGAGTACGTATTGGGTACTTTATCCCCTCAAGTATTCTGGGGTGAAAATGCTCCAAGACTTGCCAGCAAAATGGGAGAACCAGTTGTACAACGTCTTCGGGACATTGCTAGCAAGCATGGATATACCTTTTCAATCTACAAAACAAAGTCAATCCTTCATGGGTTATCACAGGTAAGAGATAGAACGTTTTATTTCTTTTGGAAAGGCGATAGAGTTCCTTTTTTCCCATATATAAATCGTGAGCATGAAAAAATTGAAGATACAATCCGCAATGCATTTGTATCAGAAGATGATCCAATGAATTTACTCACAAATACAAAGATTCCATCTGAAAATCCATTTTACAAGTACGTTCTTGAAGAAATGGAAGGTGGTATTACTCATCAAGAGTTTGCAGCTAAGATTGAAAAAACAACAAATCCACTTGATTATATTGAAGCAGCTGGTATTACCTACGATAAAGTAGGCGAATGGATGACATCACATGGTTACGAACGTGAAGCTGCTAAGTGCACTCGCATGTATGAAAAACTAAAAGCTGGTGGAAACATTATGCGTAAAAATACAGAGATTCCAAAAGATTATATTGGAGCTTTTGTAGGCCATATGCCAACCTCTATTGCTCATCCAGATGAAGATCGTTATATTACAGTAAGAGAAGCATTAGCAATTATGAAGCTTCCAAAAGATTTTCAGCTTCAAGGTGGACTTAAAAATCTAAATCATATTTGCCAAAATGTACCTGTGACTACTGCTCAAGACATGGCACAAGCAGTAAAAGATTATTTGAATGGAAAATTAGATACTATAGATTCTGAATTTATTGTACAAGATAATAAAACAAAATCGTATAAGGTTGAAGTTACTAGTGTACAACTCGATGAATTTATGGTATAATATACCTAATATAAAACAAAAAGGTGATTTATATGTCTGTAATGGATAAACTCAAAAAGAATTCCAAGTTGAAAAATACTGAAGTTCTTTCAAAATCAAAGTTCTTTACTGAAAAAGATATGGTACCAACTGATGTACCAATGGTGAATGTAGCTTTGTCAGGATCTATTGATGGTGGTCTTACTCCAGGTATGACTGTTCTTGCAGGTCCCTCAAAACACTTCAAAACTTCGTTTGCGCTATTGATGGCTGCAGCTTATATGAAGAAATATGAAGATGCTGTTATGTTATTTTATGATTCAGAATTTGGTTCTCCTCAATCTTATTTTGAATCATTTGGTGTACCTGTTGATCGTGTTCTTCATACACCAATTACGAATGTTGAAGAACTTAAGTTTGATTTGATTAATCAACTTGAAGCAATTGATCGTGGTGAAAAAGTTATTGTTGTTATTGACTCAATTGGTAACCTTGCATCTAAGAAAGAACTTGAAGATGCTATCAATGAAAAATCAGTTGCTGATATGTCCCGTGCAAAAGCACTCAAAGGTCTTTTCCGTATGTCAACACCTTATTTGACTATGAAAGATATTCCGCTTCTTGCTATTAACCATACATATATGGAAATTGGTTTGTTTCCAAAAGCTGTTGTTGGTGGTGGCACTGGTATATACTATTCAGCAGATAATATCTGGATTCTTGGCCGCCGACAAAACAAAAAGGGTACAGAAATTACTGGCTATGACTTTGTAATTAATGTTGATAAGTCTCGTTATGTAAAAGAAAAATCTAAAATTCCAATCTCAGTATCTTGGGATGGTGGTGTAGAACAATGGTCTGGTCTACTCGAAGTTGCAATGGTTGGTGGCTATGTTCGCAAACCAAGTAACGGCTGGTATGAAGCAATTGATCCAGCAACAGGTGAAGTACTAAGTCCAAGTAAAGTACGTGAAGCTGAAACTTTGACCGAAGAGTTCTGGCAACCAGTATTTGAAAAAACTAATTTTAAAGAATTTGTAAAAGAACATTATACAATTGGCTATAAATCACAAATTGATGAAGCAGTATTTGAAGATGTTTTAGAAGGAGAACTTGATGCGAACTAGTCTAAGTCAATATGACTATGAGCGTGTTGAATATCGTAAAGATAATCATGACTCATTTAAACTTGTTACTGGAGAATGGACTGGAACAATTGTTACCTTTGGTGAAGTTGCAGTACAACATAAACTTGATGGAAGTCCACCCAAACTAAATTTTCAATATCAAATTGAAGAAACACCGCTTGATCCCAAAGAACTAGAAGCTAATGTAGACTTTAATGAATATATTGGTGATATTCTAGTACATGTTATCGAAGAAGCTTTAGAAGAAAATAATTTTGCAATTGGCGAGCAACCTGATGGAACCGAATCTACAAACGACAATACTGAGGAATCTAATTAATAATGAAAATTACACTCGTAAGGTTATTCCATTTTTAAAGAAAGATTATTTTGAAGGCACTCAGCGTATTGTCTTCGATCAAATCATTTCTTTTGTAACTAAATATAATAAGCTTCCAAATGGAGAAGCTCTTGCTATCGAGATTGAGTCTCAAGATATTAGTGATGGTCAATATTCTGAAGCAGTAGCTATTATCAAAGAAATTTCAAATACTGAAGAAACTAACTTTGAATGGCTTATTGAGAATACCGAAAAATGGTGTCAAGATAGAGCAATCTATCTTGCCATTATGAAATCTATAAATATTATCGATGGAAAAGATCCACAACTAACTAAAAACGCTTTGCCAGAATTATTGTCTGATGCTCTTTCAGTTGCATTTGATACTAATGTTGGCCATGACTATATTGATGACTTTCAGTCTCGTTATGAATTCTATCATCGTCAAGAAGAACGTATTCCGTTTGATCTTGATTATTTCAATCAAATAACAAAAGGTGGTCTTCCTAATAAAACACTGAATATCGCTTTAGCCGGTACTGGCGTAGGTAAATCTTTGTTTATGTGTCATGTTGCAGGATCAGTTCTTGCTCAAGGCAAAAATGCTTTGTATATTACAATGGAAATGGCAGAAGAACGCATCGCTGAAAGAGTTGATGCGAACTTAATGAATACACCTATTGATCAGCTTCCGAATCTATCAAAAGATATGTTTGGCAATAAAGTTGCTCAAATTGCTAATAAATCTCATGGTAAATTAGTAATTAAAGAATATCCAACTGGCGCAGCTCATGTTGGTCACTTTAGAGCTTTAATGAAAGAACTTCAATTGAAGAAAAACTTTAAGCCAGATATTGTGTTTATTGACTACCTAAATATTTGTGCGTCATCACGTATGAAAGGAATGGGCGGTGCCATTAATTCATATTCCTACATCAAGGCAATTGCTGAAGAAATTCGAGGACTTGCAGTTGAATTCGACGTGCCAATTGTCTCAGCGACTCAAACAACTCGATCAGGATATTCAAACTCGGACGTTGGCCTTGAGGACACGTCAGAATCATTTGGATTACCTGCTACAGCCGATCTTATGTTTGCTCTCATCTCAAACGAAGAACTCGAAGGACTTGGACAAATCTTAGTAAAACAATTAAAGAATAGGTATAATGATCCAAGCGCTAATAAACGATTTGTTATTGGTGTTGATAGATCAAAAATGAAACTATATGATGTTGAACAATCAGCACAACAAATTATGGATTCAGGTCAAGCACCAGTTGCTGATTACTCACAAAACAATGTAAAGAAATTTGAAGGATTTAAAGTATAAATGCATGCACGTCTCATCTCCCATAGTCAACCCTCATTTAGAATCTACTCTGGCGAACTTGCAGCGGAGGGGCTTGACAATATCCAAGACCTCATCGCTTATTGCGCCCGTGTCTCCAATCCATCAAACCAAGCTAATACCAAAACAACACCAAAGTTACTTGACTATCTCATCAAGCACAAGCACTGGTCACCATTCGAAATGGCAAGCGCATGTATCGAAATCGAAACAACCCGAGACATTGCAAGGCAGCTCCTCCGTCACAGATCGTTTTCATTTCAAGAGTTTTCTCAGCGGTATGCTGATATCCGCGATCTTGATGATAATTTTGTTATAAGAGAAGCCCGACTCCAAGATCCTACAAATCGCCAAAATAGTGTAAAAACAGATGATGTAATTCTAATGGGTCAATGGGTAAATAAACAACAGGAGCTAATCGATCATGCAAAAGAAGTTTACAACTGGGCTATCGAATCAGGAATTGCCAAAGAACAAGCAAGAGCAGTTCTCCCTGAAGGCAACACTGTCTCAAGACTATATGTCAATGGGACTATTCGAAGCTGGATTCACTACATTGAACTTAGGTCAGCCAATGGAACCCAGAAAGAACACATGGATCTGGCAAAAGCAGTGGCAGAAGCTATTGGAAAGATCTACCCAAAATCACTAGAATTTGTAAGTAATTGATTTTAAACGAAAACAAAATGCACTTTTTTTCACAAATTGTGCATTTTTTTGTTTACATTCACCTCTAGATAGTATAGTATAGTTATATCAAATGAAGGAGAATGAAAATGCGTAGAGATCCTAGAACACAAACTTTCACTGGTTACACAGCTGAAAAACTAGCTACTCAATTTGAAGATGCTTATATTCAAGATGGTGTTGTTTACTGGAAATCAAATGATCGTTCTCCATTCGAAGACATGTTGACCGACTTCATGGAAGCTGGTTTTATCTCTCAAGAAAATATTGATTTAACTGTAGCTGCTAAAAAAGCTCAAGATAAAGCTGCAATTGCAGACTATATCAAAGCTCAAGCTAATCGCTCTGAAGAGCAAATTGCTGAAGAACGTGCTATGGCTCGTGCAGCATTTGGTGCAGGTGAAAAGATGGTAAACATCTTTACTGGCGAAACTTTTTATTCTTAAGAGGAGAATGACTATGTGTATGGCAAATGAAACAGACCTAGTATGGGAAGAAATTGATCGTATCAATGCTGGTACAGCTCAAGGAGAGCAATCAATTATGGTTCAATCAGACATGAAGAAGTGGGCTGAGAAAGAAGGCCATTGGCCTCAGATGGATTACGTTCACATGATTGCAGCTCATGCTGTAGCCCGTGGTTGGACTCAAGAAGGTTTTACTGGTATGGAGATCTGGGGATGAAACTATTTCAAGGTTTTTGTTTTGCTATTTTAGCAGCCGGATTTGTTTATCTTTGGCTTGAAGCTCTTTCTATGCCAGATGTGTGGTTTAGTTACTCAACGGATGAATGCGTAAAGGTAATTAATTACGATAAAGAAGATCAATTTAGTTGTGAAAATCTTCCAACTAAATTCAACCACGTCTGGGTTAAATAATGGATTTATATCAAGCAACTATCCTTGTAGCATTATTTGGAGCTGGACTTTGGCATCATGGAAGACATTCATATAAAAAAGGCCGAGAAGAAGGAACTAATGAAGCTATTGATTTAGTGTTAACGATTCTTGTTCAACAAGGCATTATTACAATGAATGAAGCAGAGGATATTACTCGTAATGACTCACAAATTAAATAAGTATGAAATAGACTGGTTTTATCGCATTGGTGCTCATATAATGGTAAATGAGTTATTTGAAGATGATGAAGGATTTTATAAGAATCATTACCAGTATGCCACTGAAAATAGCGATGGATCTTACACTGTGTATGAACAAATTCCTGGAACAAGTTCATACACAAGTACCTCTGACGCAATTAAAGCATTCACAAAATATTTGAAAAATAAATGAAAAAAATGCATTTTAGGGGTTTACATTAGCTTTTACTTGTGGTATTATATAAGTATATTCAATGAGGAGAAACACAATGGGTATTCAAATTAGCAAAAACCGCACAGATGCTTATATCGGAACTTTCGATTATGGTTCAGCTGATGATATGCTTCAGCTACAAGAAGTTCGTGGCATGGTTAAAAACATGAACAAAATGCTTCGCGAAGATGGATATGATTATAGTTTTTATGTAAAGTGTCAAGGTCGAGGCCCACGTCAGGGTGTACGTCGTTACAACCAGTCGCTTCCCTTGACACTTGCAGAGCGAGTTGACGCTTACATCTATCGTCGTCGCTAAAGGTTAATGTCTCCTTAGCTCAGTTGGATTAGAGCAAGTGCCTTCTAAGCACTAGGTCGTGGGTTCGAATCCTACAGGGGACGCCAAATTTGGAGAGGTGCCAGAGCGGTTTAATGGACTGGTCTTGAAAACCAGCGTAGATGAAAGTCTACCGTGGGTTCAAATCCCACTCTCTCCGCCACAATAAACTCGGTATAGCACAGCCTGGTAGTGCACTAGTTTTGGGTACTAGGGGTCGTTGGTTCAAATCCAGCTACCGAGACCAGTTAAAATCCACCCAACGATCTGCAGTCTTTGGAATGGTGTGTGACCCTCAGCACGTAATGAGGCACGGTCTTCCGGTGTACAGTGAAGATAGGTGGGGAGGCACCGCGGAAGGTCTCCCCACTGAATATTAAAAAAGGATTTTGTTATGGTATGGATTTTAGTTTGGTTACAACTTTCAACAGGTCAAAAACTTGATTACTA